GTGCTTCCTTGATCTTTGCCTTCAGCGCATCAACAAACTCCTGAACTTTCTCTATTGGTACTCGGTAGTCCTTGCCATCAACCTCGATTACCGCAATCAGTGGCCGGCGAAATCCTCCGTGGCTTGCTGCACCGCCTGTGGATGTGGCCGCAGCAACAATACGACCCCATGCACCATTCCATGAAGCCCCCCACGATGCGCCCCACGCCGAGGCCATTATTCAACCCCGGCAACACGTCCGCTTCCGTCGCGTACAACCTTCTTGGCCTTCGTCATAGCCTCGATCTTCTCGCTGTGCATCGCCATTTGCATCTGCTTGTCTCGCGCATCGCGCTCTGCTTCCCTTGCCGCCTCACGTTCGGCAATTTCGGCATTCATCACAGCGATCTTCATGTCAGTTTCGGCCTTCAAGTCGGCTTTGTACCTCTCCAACTCGGCTTGCATTTGCAACTTCTCACGTTCGATAATCAGGTCGTTCTGTGAGCGCATCTGCTCCTGTTGCGCCTGCTGCTCGGCCTTTTGCTGTTCAATCGTGGTTTCGGCAATGAACTTCTGCTGATCCAACTTGGCCTCGGCCTCGAATCGTTCGCGCTCAACCTGCGTCTGCGCCTGGAACTTCTGCGCGTCGGCTTTCAGTTGCATTTCCGCCGTTGCTATCTTCGGATCAGGCGGAGGTGGAGGCATCGGCTTGCCTTCAGGATCAGTCCAGAATTCCTCTGGATGGCGGAATCCGGCATTCTGCGTCAGTTTGATCAGGGCGTTATAGACGTTTTGCGGGGTCGCCACGCCAAGCTGCATCACCCGTTCCTGTGCGCCGAGAATGGTCTGGATGTGCATCAACTGCGCGTCTTTGTTGCCGGTGCCAAGTCCGACATTGATGGTCATATCTGAGCGGTTCTTCCATCCTCTCGGATCAACCTCAACCCATTTACCACGAAGTCGGAAGATTTCCTTCTTGCTGTATGTCGTACGAACCAGCCGATGCACCATCAGGAACAGGTCTTTCACGCCTGTCTCGGCAAACACACGCGCCACCAACTCCAGACGCGCCGCCGCAGCTTGCATGATGGCGTTGATGCCGGTAGCAGTTTTGTTCAGCGAGTCAGCGTCAAGACCCTGATTGTAAGCGGTCACTCCGGTACGCTTCTCCTTCATAGTGTCCATGTACTCGACCATCGTGAACGAGGTCGGAGGGAATGGAGTGTGCTGCAACGGAAGGATGGCATTGCCGGGTTCGCCTTGTACTCGCACAACACCGCCAGGGCGTGAAACAAGCATGTCCTCAAGATTCACGCGGTCAGAGATTGCGTACCGTCCATTGTTAGACAGGTACATATTGTCCAGTTGGCCGCGAATCAGCGCCGACTTGATCAACTGAATGTCCATCGTCAGGTCTGAGTAACTGCGCCCGATATGGCGATGCGGCATGATCATTGGCGTGATACAGGCAAACGGAACAATCTCCGTTTTTTCCTTCAGCAGTACATGCTGCCCGACAATCACATACCGCCAGCGTTCTCCGTCGATCTTGATGTAGGTATCCTTGACCATGACCGTGCCTTCTTCATTGGCGGTCTTGTCGAATTCCTCGGAGTACAGGTCGCGGGCGTTCGACTCCAGACCCCATTCGTCGTCTTCCATCGAACTCACACCATCCGGAACCTTAAAGCCCTGCGCTTTCAATTCGTCAATGGTGCATGATTCACGGTGCTGGACAAAGCGAGAATCGTTCAGTCTCAGCCCTGCGGTATCCACCGACACCATAATGGACTCTGGCGCGACGTTCTTGATCTTGATGCACTTCTTGGTTTCTGCGGTCTTGATTTTGACATCGTGCAGCATGGGTTGCTGCTGCGGCAGTTGCACTTGCTGCCCCTGTTGCTGCGCCTGCATTGCCTGTTGCAACTGCTCCATTGCAATCTGGTCCGGATACTGCGAATGCTCAACGACCTCAACCTCATCGTCTTGCACAAGCATCTGCAATTGCGCGTCCGTCAATCCTTCGTAGGTTTCTTCTTCCTCGGAGTATTCATCCTCGGCATAGACCTTGATGTAGGCGTTCTTGCTGATCAGCGCATCCTTGAACCAACAGTACATGACCTCGAAACCGTTGTTCTTCTCCATCACCAAATGGTTGATGTAGTCGGTTTCCTGTTGCGCGGCTTGCTCGTCTTCCGGGCCTTTCGGGTCAAACCGAACAACCTGATCTCCGGAAGTGAAAATCTTGATCAACTGAGGGAGCGAGGATTCAACCGTATCCTGAACATCGTAACTGACTACCTGAGACCGGCCTTCGACTTCGTTGCCGAATGGTTCGCCAAGGTAATACTTGATCGCCTGCGCCCGTTGGTCCGACAGTTCGGAGTCATTGATACCGTAGGCGATGCGTTCCTCGTACTCGATCTTTGCTATGACTTCGCTATCGGTGAGTTTCACAGTTACACCTCATTGAGCGGAAGCGGCTCGACCGGATCAGCCGGCGCAGTCAGTGTAATCGGAGCGGTCGGAGCGGTCGGAGCGACTTCCTCAACTGCCCTCGGTGGACGGCCTCGGCGCACTGGAGTTTCAGCAGTAATCACCGGAACCACCGGCTTACCGGAAGCCTCCAGTGCATCAACGCGCTTCTGAATGTCACGGACGGCACGAACCATTTGTTGGATTGTTAGCATGTCAGACTACTCCTAAGTTTGGGTATTTGATGGCTCTGCTCGACGTACCCCACGACACAGGATAGGCGAATGTGATCGCTATAGCGTCGGCGCTATCCGGTGAAGCTGCACCGCGTCGGCGCATGTCCTCTTTCCGTTCAAGCATTATGGCACCCATCGAGTTGAGCTTGTAGGTAGGCCCGATCAGGTCAGACCTCAGTTCGCGGTCTAGTGGAATAGCGGCTGTTTTGAGCCAGTCCCGCATCAATCCCCACATTTCAGCGCGTTTGTTGCCGTAAGTGGCTGAATCCGCCTTACTTCCGAAGTTTACGCCCCTCACTTTATACTGTTGCTCAAGCAATCTGTCAAGAACGCCAGCTCCAAGGCCGCCTTCATCAACAATCGTCAGGATCGGCTTGTACTTGTTGATCGCCTCAATGACCTTTCCGACGACATTCATCGTGTCCAGGCCGGAATACTTGCCAATGTCGATAATATCGCGCCCTTTTCGGACGCAAACTACCGTCTTGTCGCTGCCGAACCGCGCAACGTCGATTCCTACAACAATCGGGGCCGTGGAATCGTTGTATTTGTCGCGCCGCATCGCGTCATCCACGATGCCGGAGTCAATGAACTGGTCATCGCCCTGCGACGGGAACTCGCCATAGACTTCTACCTTGGCCTGGCGGGAGTCTGCGCCGTGTTCGTCAATAATTTGCTGATAAACAGCGGGATCGGTATCCTCAACTGTCCTAGCATCAACATTCCGAGTTCTCCAAAAATTTCGTTTCGAGTTGAAGCACTCGTAGAAATACCCCTGATTCCTTCGTCCATTGGAAAATGCAAACCAATACCTGTGCAAAACTGGCTCTGTGAAAAAGCCGGCCGCGACATCCCAAATCCCATCAGCGATACCGCTCGCCTCATCGAAGATAATCATCATGCCATCTTCGTTGTGCGGGCCGGCGAATCCGTCAGGGTTTTCCTCAGACCACAAAACACCTTCGATTGCCCAATAGCGCGTTCCCTTCTTTAAGTCACGCTCTACCAAGTCTGAAAGCCACTTTGCCGGAGTTATTTTCGTAGCCGACATTTCAAACCAATGCTTGTTGATAGCCATTGCCAGCCATTTCCCCATTTCAGCCCATGTAACATACCTCAACTGGTTTTCGCTATTGGCACTTACTCTGGTCGTGCTTCCAATGTGGCAACTTGCATTCCAATGGGACAACCACGATACCAGCGCAGATTTACCGATTCCTCGACCTGAACACGTTGCGTCCTTCAGTGCTTCAAAGAAATTTTGATCGAGTTTCCCGTTGTTCTTTTTGATGTGATCTCGCAACTCTTGCAGGATTTCTCTTTGCCATTTGCGAGGGCCGGTACGATTTGCAAGTGGAGTGTTCTTCTTTCCCCACGGATAACAGAACAGCACAAATGCCTCTGGATCGTCCGCAATATCCGGCGACCACAACTCTGTCATCAGTTGTTGTTCTTCCTTCGCGCTATAGATTGGCTGATTTGCCATCTACCCGCAC